TCTCTAGTAAAAAACTTACCTAGTATATTGTCGTTATATGAATATTTGTTTGATAAACATTCTTCTTTGCACTGATAGTGCATTTCGTAGTATGTTAATTGTTTTTTAGTTGAACATTGCTTAAATATCCAACAAGTAAAATTTTCCTCACCATATTGCTTAATATCAGCAAGTAATTGCTTATTAGAACCCCAATATGTCTTCCAATCACTTTCAGTACGAACTACTTCAAACGTTGGTTTGCGACCTGGTCCTGTTTGTTCAGCTAATTGTTTTTTAGTTAATTTGTGTTTTTTATTGTTCCAAAACACTTTTTTACCAATATAAAATTTACCATTTATTTCATTAGTAATTTTATAAACAAAACCGTAATATTTTTCGGGATTAATAGTATCCCAACTTTTCCATTTATGTGTCATACTTAACTACAAACGTCATGTCTGTATAAGGTGATATTAAAATTGGTTTACCAAATTTAGCTACTGCTAACAATTCATTGTCATCATTATATAAGCCTATTGCTGTAGCATAAGGTGTAAAATATGATCCTGAAGGTAAAATTGATCCTGTTGCAAAGTCTTTTAATGAACCGCTTAGATAACTACCTGATACTAATGTTGGGTTATAAGATAAATTAAACTCAGTATTTTGTACAACACAACGCACTTCATTTTCATAAATGGTGTGTTCGTTTTTAAATGATAAAGTAAATGATCCGCTATTTAATGGCATTATTAAAAATTATCGTTGGTTACCAATATAAGTATCTACAACATAAGTATTTCCAAAAGTTACAGTTGGATGACCATCACCACCATAAATAGGGATACTAACAAGTTCATTTAGAATATTAAGTCCTTTTAGATATGGGCTATTAACATCCGGTATGCCGTTTACACTATAAATAATTTCTGATAATTGGTATGTATATGCTCTAGATTGTTGTAAAGTTATTACATAGAATCTATTTCCTGAAGGTACGTTAAATGTAGTTGTGCCTGTTGTTGTTAATGTTTGTCTTAATGCTAACGGACCACCATTAACTAATGGATAGTAAATTTGAGTATAACCCGTATTACCAGCATCTATTGTTAAGTTAACTCTAACTGGCACTAATGCAGCTGGTGAGGTAGTAGCTGTAAGTGTTGGTGTTTGAGTTGGTGCAATTGTTGGTGTTGGTGTATTTGTAGGACTTGGTGTTGGTGTTTGGGTTGGTGTTCCAGTAAGTGTCGGTGTCATTGTTGGTGACGGATTCGGAGTACTTGTTGGTGTTGGTGTAGCTGGAGGTGCTGGAGCATTAACTGAAACTATATATTGGTTATTGCAAGCTGGGTTATTGTTTACTATTATGAATTTAGTAGGTTGTGGGGTAACAGTACAAATAATACTATCTCTTAATCTAGTTGCTGTTACATTCATCTCAATAGGGTTGCTATTAAGAGTGTCTGCATATATTGTATAGGGACCTGGGGAAGTTCCTGAGTTTAATTGTAATATATATGTACCTGATACTGCCAAAGTTATGTTGTTTTATATAAATATTTAATTTTCACGTCTTTCTTCGCCTGGGTAATAGTATATTCTGTTGTGATTAATTGGGGATAATAGTAATATAGCTTGTTTGGTTTTTTGTTCTCTTTGAAGTTGATATACAAAACTCATCCATGTTTGTTCCATTGGGTGAGCCCACTTAGTATCTAAAAACACTTTTGTATTTCCATTTCTACTAAACCATAATGGCCAGTTACAATAATGCACTTCACCCTCAATATATGTTAAATCATCTGATTTTTTAATAACGCTAAATTGTGTTTTAGGAGCATTAGGATCTAAACCTTGTATAGGAAGTTTACGATTTTTAGGCCAAAATTGTTCCCTAAGATTTTGTGGTACATTATACCAAGCCCACTGTGTTGCATTATCTCCGTATACTTCTGTAAAGTTTAGTTTAAGATAATCATATCCTTCATCATGTATTATTTTTAATGTTTTATCAAATAATCCTTCTACATAATTTCTAAACCCATTATGACAATATGTGTCTTTTTTTTCATGTAATAACATATCATCCTCAAAAAATACATAATAATCAGCATCACTTTGATCAAAATGTTCAGCACACCATTGTCTACCTCCACATATCCCTATATTATTCTTTTTAATTTCTTCAAATCCATACTCAGTACATAATTGTGAATATTCATCATCTGTACTTCTATCTGTTGAATTATTTAACAAATATTTGCTAGGTTTATTTAAAAAGTTTATATCACTATTCTTAAAAGATTCTAATAAAGCTTTAAATTGTGTTGGAGAATTATAACCAACAACATATAAATTAGTTTTTAATTTAGAAAATGGTGTTCTAATATTTTCAGGTAGTTTGAAATCCTTTAACATTTCAAAAAAAGGCCATACTAAACCATTTCCTTCAATTTCGAAGGGATGAATTAATTCTGGGTGTTTGTATGTTAGAATTGTAAATAAGCATTCATCCGCACCCATATAATTATTATTAATTGTATTATGTAATACTTCATAATAGAATGAATTTAATTGATGAATTTGTTTTTTAGATCCTCCCCAAAAACCACCTCTAGAAATTTTATTTACAAAATCTACACCACAATATTCAGCCATTTTTGTTCTCTCAAACCCATGTATTTCATTATTAGCATCATATGGGTAAGTAATGTAAACAATTTTTTGAATACTATCTGTATAGTCTTCCAATCTGTCTAAAACATTATCATGGTTAAAATAACCTTGATTTACAGTAGATGTCAAACCACCATCAATCCAATAAAAATATTCTGAATTAAATGGGTTCATTATGGCTGTATCATTAACCATAAACATTTTACACATCATCATTGGATTATAATATTCTAAAGCAGCCTGAGGTGATTCAGGTAACCATCCCGCAATATTATACCAATCAGGATTAGTTCTTATTTCTTGTAATTTATCCCAAAATGGAAACCAAGTTTTAAAATCTTCTAATTCTTTAAAATAAATTTGAGTTGGTTTATCACCTCTAATAGCAAGTACTTCTGTTTCTAAGTCACGAGGTATCCAGATAGCCATTTGAGCATCTGTTTTAAGTAACTCAAAAAATCTATCTTTATATTGTTGAAAGTCTCTTTTAGCCCAACCCTCAATACTACCTCTACCTAGGTCCCACAATCCAGTAACTATCGTAACGTTATTATTCATATTACAACTCAAATTTTAAATTTTGGTTTTCATCAATTGTTATAACATACTCTTCTCCATCAATTGTAAAGTAAACTTCTAATACTTTATACACACCGTAGTAAGGATCACCTGCTATATTATTATCAGCTCTAATGCAAAATCCTTTACCATCGTTATGGGATAAATTTGCTTTTATTTCTTCAGTTACATCCACTACTACTCTTTCTAATATTGGTCTTCCTTCATCTTGTTGTTCTCCTAAAGTACCATAATAAGCTTTAACAACTTCAATTTTAGAATCTTTATATTTATCTTTATTAATATAGATATCGTTAGGTAAATTTGTATAGTATGGATTAAATTCAAAATGATAAAATTCATACACTAAAGGATTTCTATATTCATTTAACCATGCTTCAAAGTACCATCTATCTCCTTGGTTAGGTTTTGGGTTAGGTCTAATAAAAGATAAATTAGCCCACCAAAAGTTTCCCCACCACCATTTATTATTGTTTGTTAATCCACATTGATCATATTCATCTAGTTTTAAAAGACAATCTTCATATCTGTCAATTAAAAAATATTCCATTGCTTCTTTCCACCAAGTAATACCTTGCTTTTTACGAGATGATTCCTTTTTTTCTTCAAGATTATTATAAGTATTAGAAACACCTTTAGTGTGAAAATAAAGTACTTTTCCTTTATATTGTTGAGAATATTCCCACACTTTATTTAAACCTTCATACTCGTAATTATTGCTTGTAATTTTATTTAAATTAATTTTATTTAAATCTTTAACTAATTCTTCAATATTACTAAAATCACCTGATGTATTAATACAAGTAATTTCTAGTTTGTTACACCAATCATATAATCCTGATATTTTAAGGCGATTTAACTGTTGTGTAGCTACTTCTAGATAATTTCCTATACAATATATGTGATATACTATTAAATTTATATTTTCCATACTGTCGGGAATTTCAAATTTTTCTCTATATATCACATCTAAAGTTCTGTTATGAGAATGCCCATAAGCAAAAGCATGAAATATAAAATTATCTTTATTATATTCTCTATAATTAAATGATCTATTACTTATAACTTTTATATTATTTTTTATATCCTCATCACTTTCATACATTATAGTAAGACAGGTTTGATCATGCCATAAAGCTTGTTTAAAGTATCCTATTTTTTCTAAATTTTCTTCCATTATTGGAAGGTCTCTAGCGTCTTTTCCTTTATAGTTTTCAGCAGATTCCCACCATGTTTTTAAAAAATTTCTAGACCACTCAGTATTTTTTAATAAAAACACTCCAGCATTCATTACACTATGATGTCCTACGTCTTCAGCAAATACTATATTGTAATTATCATCTATAAAATCTTCTATATTTTGGTTAAAATCAGAAACAATAGCATCTATATCTAAAAATAAAATATAGTCTGGATTTAGTTGGTCAATAACATCTTCTACTAATTTTGGTTTGTACCAGGTATATGCCCTTCCATTTAAAGAAGAATTAATCTTACCATTATCTTTTTCACAAAAATAAGTATAACCCTTTTCTTCACAATATTTTTTATTTATTGCTTCAGCATAAGGACCATAAGGTACATTACTAGTATAAAATTGTGCTACTACTATATTCATCATTTAATTTTTAAGGTAAAATTCCTTCAAGTTTTTGACACCATCCTTCAGTTATAGAATGAGGCCAAACAATCCATTTTGCAGGTTTAGCTGATGTACTAAATTCTCTCCATACTTTGTAGTAACCATCTCCAAAGTCAAGTTTCATTCTATTAATTTCATCTAAATCAGCATCTTGTCTATATAATTCTTTTCCATTTTTATCTTCAAAAGCTACAACCCACAAATCATAGTCAACTAAAGGTACTTGATGTGGATAAATATCTATACAATGTTTAAATATAGACATAAAAGATGTATCATAATCTAAAGGACTTATAATTATAGGATTAGGTGCTATCTGATTATCTCTGGTATATTGTTGAATGGATCTATCTCTAAAACGAATACCAGCATACGCCTCATATTGAAATAAACTTCGTTCAGTGCCAAAATCATATTTTCCTAAATCAACCTCACATCTACATTCACCGTCTACAGCAAACAATGCTCTATTTCTTCTATGAGCTGTATTGTTTTTATTTACCCAATCAGGATCATCATCCCATTGTTTAGTTCTACCTTTACGAGTATATTCATGCCAAGCAATTACTTTATGAGGGTGAAATAAATCATAACCATGTGTGTATGAACGAACAGCTAATGAAATTTCTTCGCCGTGAAAATAATAATCTGGGTCATAAGGTACTTCGACACACCAT